ATTTTATGTTAAGATTCTTCTTTAATTTCATTGATCTGAATCTATCTCCTTTTGAATCAACAGAAGATAGATCCACTTCTATGACTTGGTCAAGCTCTTCTCTGATACAATTTCTTACATGATTTTTATCTCTTATGGTATGGTATAAATATGATTCACATGTCTCTCCAAAGCAACCAAATTCTTTATAATAATCAGTTGCAGTTGCAATCATATCCTTCTTGGCATCACCATAGGTTATTATGGACCTGTACGCTGTGCTCTCCCTGCTTCTTGCTATTTGGTCCATCTTTATTTCAGTTAATAATTTATCTATAGTTTTGGAATATTCAGGTACGGTGTATCTATCCCTTAAATTGAATTTTAGGTGATTTCTTGTCTTGAATGAAAAAAAAGGGTGCTCATTTATTTTTCTTATTCTCGGAAGGCCTGTCTGCAGAGTTTCTAAATCAGGAACTCCTATATTCCTTAAGTCAATTTTCCATTGTCTACAGAACTTATAATAATTAATTAATGATATTGCCTCGGATGACTTGAATGAGCAGCCTGAATTTATAGCATCGGAGAAACTATCATAGACTTTCATTAGATCTTGAAGAAAATTCCCGGTTGTCTGAGGAGTGATTAAAGAATATAGGAATTTCAAGTCAGTCCTTGCTATGTTTTCTCTTGAGCAATATATTGAGCAGTACTCTCTGAAATTCTCAGAAACAATATTCTTGTAAGAACTTGTCAAAGTACCTAAAAACAGGAAGAAATTACCTATATTTACACCCATCTTTATGTATTCCTTCTTCACAACTTCTGCAACAAGTTCATCCTCTGGATCACTAGTCAATACCTCAATTCCATTTACCTTACTGTAACTCTTTTGGCAGGTGATTCCAAGGGCACATGAGCCATCATCACTTTCTCCGTAAGATGATGTGTATATGGACAGATTCTCAATCCTTTTATATTTATTAACTCTCTCTCTAAACATTGTATGGAATAATCTCAACATCAGGCAGCAGTATGTTGAAGATGAATTCTGGCAAATTCCTAATCCCATGTGAGATCTACCAACTGAGCCAACTACTCCATAAGAGCAATTAATTTTGCTGTAAAAATTCGTTAACCATGGTGGCACTTCAAAGCATTTAAATTCCATCATCAGTAAATATATCATCGGTAGATAGGCTTCAGTCGTTTTACTGACGAGTGATGCTGCTATTAAAGCAAAATTGATAGTATTGTTATTTGGTCCCCATTTCTTCTGATCTAAAATCAAGGATACGTATCTGTCATGTTCGAGTAGAATTTCTTGATCCTTGTATAGATCCCTCCTCTTATCTTTACTATTAACAGTCACATCTGGCATACTTTTATTGAAATTCTTGAAGAAAGTCTCCGGGATATACTGTATTATCCTGTATTCCGCTGATAAAATTGATATCTCTCTGTTTGTATAATCATCATTTTTCCCAAACATTCTCATTCCTAGATCAACTATTCCTCTTTTATTTAATATCATTGAAGATAGCAAAGATATAGATTTCGTTCCATACTTTTCAGACATAACTGATATTGACTCAACTGCCTTGCCTGATGTAGGAGGATTAGTAGAATGGCTGGCCTTTAGTGTAAGTAATTCAGATAGCAATGGCACTGTCTCTTGTATTCTTGACGGCTGAAATTCAATCTTCTTGATCTCAGCATACAATAGAACGTTTGCTGCGGGGGTCCAAGTGAATCTTTTTCCAGTTGTCTCTGAAAATGATTCAATGTCTTTAAAATAACTATAATATTGTTCTAAAAGATTACCATCAACTGATAGTATTTTATCTTCGAATGATCTTATTAGGGACTTAGAGTTTGAATTGTCATATAGTTCAAGTTCTTTATAAAGGTCTGACA